GCTTTCCAAGATTACTTATTACAAAATTTAGAAAAATCTTATGCAAAAACTAATTAATGTACTCGCTGTTTCGTCTTTCATTATATCTGGTGCCGTTGTCGGTAGTGGTGTATACGTATATGTCAACAGAGCGTCCATACTTGATGGAATTAAATCAAAAGTTATGGAAAGTGTTACTGGATCACTTCCCGATGTCCTAAGTACAGACGGTATGATACCATCTTTACCTGATGCCACAGGACCTGTTTTACCTTCCCCCTTATAATCCTATATAATATACATTAGGAATTGTTATGGCAGAAGTAAAAGAGAAATCGAGAGGTCCTTTAAGCAAGTTCAAAGAATTTGCTGAAGATAAAGAAGAGCAACTGGAAATACTTGGTGCAATGGTTCGTCTTGGTGTAGTAATTTGGAGTGGATTTATAATCACCCTAAATTATGTTGAACTTCCTATAGTAAAAAAACCTGTAGGAGCATCATCCGATATCACTTTCGTGGCTTCGATTTTTACAGGAGCATTAGCTACTTTTGGATTGTCTACGGGTAATTCTAAGAAAAATAATAACACAATAGAACCTAAGAAGTAACATGGATCAAGATGAAGCGATGTTTGGGGCGGAACCCAAAGTAAATAAAAAACGAAATTTTTGTATCAACATAAAATGGATATCTTTCGGTGTTGTTGGTAGTCTTTTTGCTGTGTCACATATCGGAATGATTGGACATCTTGCTACAAGAAAAATTGAACCGACATTACCATTAATAAATCCACCAGTGGGTCCATACACATCATATAAAGTGAGTGTATCTAAAGAGGGATACGCTATTTCATACAAAGCAAATGATCCCAAGACTGCATACATCACTAAAGATATTAAAGAGAAGGGTGGTTTCTTAGGACTAGCAAATGAAAATACTCAGATCACAGAAGAGTACTTCATGGATGGACAAACTAATCAAGGTGGTTCAGTATCTAACAATAGATCTTGGTTAGATAAAAAAACAAAAGCATTAGAAGATGATATAAATTCTTCCTCACAAAAAAGTGAAGCATGCATTAAAGCAATCGGGTCAGCAGAAGGAACGGGTAGACTCGTAGGTACTAGCATTGGTGCAGCAGCAGCACCTACTCTTAGCACTATACCATTTGTAGGATGGGTAGCAGCAGGATGGGTAGCGATGTTCGGTGGTAATCAAGGTGCTGAAATGGGTGGTAACATGGCAGAAGACTTGAATAAAAATTGCTAATTACTTTTCAATATGAGTATTTTTTATGATGATGATGTAATAAAAAAATTACATATAGAATTAACTAATGCATGTAATTCTAAATGCCCACTGTGTGTAAGGACAAACTCACCTGCAGTAGAAAAAATCAAGCACCTAACTCTTGATGATATAAAAAAAATAAACTTTGAGAATTTACATCACATACTTTTATGTGGTAATTTTGGTGATCCAATATTATGTCCAGAAATTTATGAGATATGTGATTATATAATTCAAAAGGGTATATGTCTCCATATAAAAACAAATGGAGGTATGCGTGATAAAAAATTTTGGTATGACTTTGGTAAACTCTTCAGTAAAAAAAATATTAAAGAACGTGGATTGCCTTATCCTGACGAAAGAGTTGGTAAATGGAATTACCATAAGGTAACTTTTGATATTGACGGTTTAGAAGATACTAATCACATCTACAGGATTGGTACAGACTTCAAGAAAATAAAAGAAAACGCACAATCTTTTATAGATGGAGGGGGTCTTGCCGGGTGGGAATGGTTAGTTTTTAAACATAATCAACATCAAATTATGGAAGCAAGAGATTTGGCAATACGTATGGGTTTTTACAATTTTTCCATAAAAAAAACAAGATCCAGAGGTAGAATGAAAAAAGCTATAAAAGAAGGACATGATCTTAATATAAAAAATATTACTGAAAAAGTCATTGACATAAGAGGAAATATGTACAATTTAGATAGATGGATTAGAGATGATGAGGAGATACCTGTGAAATGTAAGGGATCAGATCGAAAACAAATTTTCATATCATGTGAGGGTGATATGTTTCCGTGTTGTTGGTGGGGTGGGGCATATACGAATGATGAGTTCAATATAAAAAAATCAATGGTGCCATCATTGATAAATTTTGACAATAACATCAGAACAAATACATGGGATAATATAATAAAAAAATATTCTTCAAAAAAAGATGAAATGAAAACTAATTTTGAAAATAGATGCATAGAAGAATGTAATGAGGCGTGTGGAAAAAAAAGAACATCATCAGTCACCTCCCTTATACATTTGTATAAGAGAGATGGTAAACCAAGAAATAAGCAAAGAAGAAAATTTGCATTGTATGGATTGACCCAATAATAAGGAATATCATTTATGTAAGCATAAATACTTATATGAAAAAACTAAACACATTCGTCTTAGATACCACAATCTATATCTTAGACTTCCTCTACAGAGGTAGAGATTTCCAGAGGTTCTGGGTTCTTGAAGTGATCGCCAGAGCACCTTACTTTGCTTTCATTAGTGTGTTACACTTTCGTGAAAGTCTTGGACTTCGAGGTGAGGAACATGTATTCTTAATGAAGGAACATTTTTACCAAGCATTAAATGAAACAGAACATTTGGAAGAGATGGAACTTAGGGAAGGTAATAAGCATTGGATCGATAGGTTCTTTGCCAAGCATCTTGTTCTACTTTATTATTGGATCATGGTTGTTTACTATCTCGTTGATCCTATGGACGCTTATGACATCAACATGAAGATAGAGAAGCATGCTTATGAAACATATACTAAATATTTTGCATATCATCCTCTTGACGAAAAGATCGCTGAGATTGCACAGGATGAATTAAATCATGCTAAAGAATTGCAACAGGCGATGACTCTTGTTTATGGAAATATCTGAGATTGAAGTTCAAGGACTGGCGATACCATCTGTGCCACACACATGGATCAACTCTCCTCATGTGTCAATCCCAAAGGTGCCATCGATTACAGATACTATCTACATTGGTGTTCCTGTCATAAATGTGCCGGGGTGTGTAGAGGCACATAAAGATGGTAAGAAGAATAGAGTTCTGAAGGATGATGATCCAGACGGGACTCAAGTTTTTTGTGATGCTCAGACTCCATCGTTCGATCCTATCGAATATACACCAGAGGATTTGATAATCATTGAGGAGGCACCACCTCCACCAGTAGCAAACACGGAGCAACCGACCCTTGAAACTCCTCCAATACCTGAGATACCAAAAACAAGTGAAGATAAAGAGGTTATCACCACCGAAGAAGCACCTCCAACTTGGGTTGAAGAGTATCTACCTTCTCCCTCCGAGGTAAGCACAACAACTGCTATTGCCGTGATAGCAACTGGTGCTGCAGCAGCAACTCCATTAATATTAAGAGTTGTCAAACCGATAATCAAACAACTTGCAAAAAAAATTCAGAGGGCATTTGGTAAAGAACCTCCTAGACTATCAAGGAGTGAGATCGCAACGAATAGATATAGAGAAAAGAAAGGGTTGTCCCCCTTCAAACTTTCTAAAAAAAGTACTGTTAATAGATATAAGAAATATTAATTATTACCTATAGAAACTTCTTGCAAAGCATTAGCATTGTTTGATACCTTTTGTGGTATAGAGTGTGTGTGATTTTTTATTGTATTCACATTGTTTACTACTACATCAGCACATATACTAGCATAAGGTGATTTTGGATGGAAGGTGATTCCGGATTTCATAAGTTCTCCACAGTTCTTGAGTCGAGCAAGTTCAAAGTCCAACCTTTTATTTGCAGTCAACTGTGCACGGTATTCATTATGTAAGGTTGCTGCTTCTTTACATAACTCCTTTGCCTTTTTATCTAATGAGAAACTAATGGTTGCGGAGAACCCTAGATTAATATTTTGATTTGATTTCTGTCCAGTTCTAACTGGTTTATAGAATAAAATTTCCCCCGGATTGTCTGGCACACCATCATCATTGGCGTCTAGACTGTTGTACACGGGATCTAACCAATAATCTTCGTAAGGATCGGTCCATGATCCTGTTCTGGTGGCGTATGGAGTAATATTGGCGGTGGGAACTTGACAAGATATACCATCACCAAAGGTGTTAGTCATATACGGACCTTGTAAAACCTGTATTGCCTGATTGGTTACTGACCCACTAGAGTTGGCGACGGGATTTGCAGTAGCAGAAACCCCTCCTATATCACCTGATGCATAGGACGGGGTTATAGTATAAGGTATTGTTATAGCACTAAGAGTTGCTATTATTGACTGAATATACTTGTTGTATCGGTTACGCTTTGAATTGTGGTGGTTCTTTGTATTACAGTATGAGTCGAAAGACCGGGGGCTTTGTATGTCTCCGTGAATTGAAACGCTGCTCCCGGAGTTGTCAGTGTCCAATTGGGTTTTTGTGAAGTGTTCAAGTCTGTCCATGTTGAAGTCACACCGTTATTTGTTATAGATTGAGTTCCAGTATCCGGCGTTATACCAGAACCATCATGCTGTACA